CGCATTGCCGCCTCGCGAGTTTCAGGCTGCGCCATCCCGATGACGAACGCCGCCGGCGGCTCGCCGGTGCCGGTGATCGCGCGCGAGATCTCTGCTGCCCCAAGGATGCTATCGGCCTCTCGCTTCACCCGATCGGCAAACTGCTCAGGAATGCGGTCAGCATCAAGCTCAGCCAGTTGTTGCTCCGCCTGCGAGGCGCGCGCGTTGTCCTCGATGGTGGCGGTCAGCCGGTCGCGCGACGCGTTGGCGTCAGCCAGTTGGTCACCGATGGATCTGCGCGCCGCCGCTTCGGCCTCCTTGCGGGACATGCCTTGCCCCTGGAAGTCCTTCGCCTGACGCTTGAACTCCGAATCGGCCTTGAGCGCGTCGATGCGACGCGTCAGCGTGTCGACCTGAGCCTTCGTCTCCGCGATCACCCGCGGCTCGGCCCGCTGCCCAGCCTGTGCCAGCAACTCCGCGCGGAAGGTCTCACGCAGGTTCTCGCCGGCGGTGCGTGCGGCTGCTTCCGGCGTGACGTCGTACAGGCGCGCGAACGGCGCATCGCTGACCTGGGCCAGTGGCAGGCCGCCGCGCGCAGCGGGCTCATCCTGGATCACGCGCTGCTCGATCGCAGCGACCGGCACCGTGTCACCTTCAGCCAGGCCGGCGGCCCGGCGCTGCAGCGGAGTGAATGCGCTGGCGTCGGTGATCTTCCCGGCCTCGAAGTCCAGAACTTGGCGGATCTCCTTCGTGCCCAGCCCGGCGAAGCGGCTGTATGGATTGCCGCCGTTCAGGTGGTCGCCGATTGCTCCGCCGACGGCGTGCAGACCACCGCCGAGGGCGGTCCCGAACGCCATGTTGATCAGGCTGTCGGTCAGCGTGTAGTCGTCCTGCAGCTGGGTGCGAAGTCCGAAGGTAGGCGCCTCCACCAGCGCGGCGCCCGCGAAGCCTTCGACCGCGCCCACTGCGCCGCGGGCTGCCAGCGCGGCCACGCGGGACTCACCAGCACGGGCAAGCATGCTCGCGACGCGTGCCTCCCGCACTACGGGAATGAAGGCCGACGCCACGTTGAGCGGATCGCTCAGCCCAGTCAGAAGCGCAGCGCCGCCCCGAACCGGCGTGCCGATCCACGAGTACGGCGTCGCCGCGTCAATGTCGCGCATCAGCTGCTGATTGCGCTGACGCTTGACGATGATGTCCACGGCCGACTGCGTGTATCCGTCCACCGGAGCAGAAGCCTTCACGCCAGCGTCCTTGAACAGCTTGTTCGCAGCCGCCTGCGTCAGGCGCGGTCCCTGGTTGGCCTGCTGCAGCTCTGCGTAGTCGGCGATGACTGACGAGATATTGCCGGTCAGCGCCGAGCCGACGGCCCCGGCAAAGGACAAGCGTGCGGACGGCTCGATGTCGCCGCGGCCGGCGAGCACTCCCTGGTCGGTGTTGACGTAGTACGGCATCAGCGTCGCGGGTTGAGTTCCTGCTGCCTACGGCGCAGCCATTCCTCGTTCCCCTCCGGGGTCTTGTCGGCAGCCCTGGCCTGCGCTGCCTGTGTGGTCAGATCCGACCAGCTGCTACGCACAGGCGCACCGCTCTTCCCGAGCACGTCGTAGACGCCGCCATCGGCGCCGCGCAGCTTCAGAAACAGGCCGCTCTCATCGTCGGTGTTGATCCACATAGCGCGATTGCGCAGCGCGTCCTCCGTGATCACCTGCGGCGCAGCGCCCGTGAAGATCGTGAACCCGCCTTGCTTGATCAGTTGCTCTACCGCCGCATCGGCGCCACGCCTCACCTGCGACAGATTGAATGCGATCGGCACTCGGTAGGTGTCGCCGAACTGGTAGGCGTGCCCCATGGTCTCGGTGAAGGCCTGACGGGCAGCAGACTTCGCCGACTGCCCCTGTGAGCGGTAGAGGGTTGCCAGCTTCTCGGCCGACTCGATCACGGTCGCCAGCGTCCGGTTGCCGCCGGTTCCTTGCGCAGTGAAGGTGCGCTGCGCCTGGTCGAACTCCGAGCGGATGCCCTCGTTGATGTCCTTGATGTCCGCAGGCGCGACCAGCGCCTTCAGGTCGTCCGGCTTCATGGCCGACACCGCAGCCATGCGCGCCCGGCTGGCGTCGTTGGGCATGTTCGGGATGACCAGGGCGGCCGGCGGCAGCTTGTTGTCCTGGGCCAGCTGCCCGTAGACCGTCGGCCAGTACTTTCCCCACTGCTGTTCCAGTCCTTGGACAAGCTGGGCTGCATTGGCGCCGCCGGTCGTCTGGTTGTTGAACTGGTCGCTGATGGCGTTGGCTTGCGCGTTGTTGAGCAGCTTCGGTCCGCGGATCTTGTTGCCGGCCGTCTCGTCTCGGATGGTGTTGATGCCCAGCCGGATCTGTTCCGCCTCGGTGGTGCGGGCGTAGAAGTCGACGGCGGCGGCCTTGTCCTCGGCGCCCATCTTTGGATCGTTCAGCACGCGCTGCATGACGGCGTAGGACTGCTGCACCCGCGGAGAGTTGGTCAGGGCGTACTGGGCCGGGTCGGCCACGATCTGGCGGTCGACGATCTGCTTGGCCTGCACAAGAGCGTCGCGCATCTGGAGCCCACCAGCGAAGCCGGCGCCAGGTGTGGGAGTTGCGGCGGCGATCAGCGCGACGCGCTCCTCCNNGTGCAGCGTCTGACGCAGCGCCTCGGGCGTCAGGCTGGACAGGATCGGGTCATTCTTCACCGCCGCCGCGGCCTTCTCCGGATCGCCGCCACCGGCGCGATCGAGGAACTGCTGCGGGTTGTTCTCTGCGATGGACATTGCGGCGCCGCCAGCGAGTTCCTGCCTGGCCTTGGTGGCAAGCTCCTTGCGGGCAAGGTCGGGAACCCCAAGGGAGGTCGCGAGCGCAGTTCGGCGCGCCAGCGCCTCGTTGAACTGTGACGGGTCCGCGTAGACCAGACGCCGGTCTGCTTCAAGGCCGTCGGTGAAGTCGGTGACGACGCGCTTCTGGCGGTCGCCAATCTCAAGCCCCACAGCCTTCAGGTTCGCGTCGCCGCGAAGGCGCGCCATGACGAGGCCGAGCGCTGGCTTGGCGGCGGATGGCGCAGCATTGACCTCCTCCTGCGTCCACACGTCGAAGTCCTTGCCCAACGCCGCGGAGAACCCGGCGAGGCCGTTGGGGTCTTCCTGAGCCTGGGCGAACCGTTCCGCAACACGAGCCTGCAACCGACTTTCGGCGTTGATGACGTGGGTTCGAGCCTCGTCCTGTTCGAGTTGCCTGATGCGCTGGGCCTCTTGCTGTTTCTCGATCTCGTGATCGCGCGCGGCGGCGCCGAGCACCTGCTGAAAGCTGCTGGTCGCGCTCTGGAGGTCGACCTGGCCGGATACGGCGCCACGGTACTCGCCGCTCGCGCGGTTCTGCGCGTTGAGGATCTCGATGGGAAGCGCGGGCACGACGGCTCCTTAGATGGTTGCAGGACCCATGCCCGGAATGTTCGGCAGCGGCAGTCCGGAGTTCCCGTAGGCGTAGCCAGCGCCCAGGATTTGCCCGGCGGCGGAGATGAATGCCTTCGTGCGCGCGGCCTTGCCGGCAGCGCGGGCACTTCGCCCCGCGTTCTCGTGGCCGATCGCGCTCAGTTCGCTCTGGTACCGACCCGTCAGCGCGTCAAGCTCAAGCTGTCCGGCGTTCTGGGTCTGAAGCTCCGCCAGCGAGCCAGAGCTGGATTCGAAACCGCTCTGCGCGGCCGCTGCGCGCTGTCGGCCCAGAATCTGGGCGTTGCGGCGCCGGACAGAGTCCTCGTTTGCGCTGCCCTGCAACCGATCATTGCGCGCCGCCGCGTTCTCGTTGGCCTGGATCTCCTTGCCCTGGTTGTTGGCCTGGATGCCTCCGGCGATCGAGCTGACGGCCGCGATGCCGAGCGCGAGGGGTGCGGCGAACGCCATGTTTCAGGTCCTTGCGTAGAGGTATGCGTCTCGTCCGTCAGGGAGGTAGCGGCGCATGGGCGACGGCGTCTCGCATGCAAATCCAAGCAACTCCGCCCACCGGCGTCCGGCATCGAAGTCAGCCGCAACGGCCATCTCGATGCGCACGAATGGTGCGCGGCTCAGAAGCGAACGGATTTCCCTGGTCAACGCCAGCATGTGGGGACCCGCATCAGCCGAGACGATCGACCAGGCGTAGGCGCGGCCTGGCCACACCTCGACGAGACCACCGCAGCAGATCGGAACTGCAGACGCGAGCGCTGTCCAGGACAGTCCCTGAGGCTCGGCGCGGTACCGATCGAACTCATGCGCCTGTTGGGCCTGAGGGCGGATGCGATCGAAGTCGCTGGGATGGAACTCCCGGAGATCCAGCACGATCAATACGCGGACACGGTCCGAATGGGTCGAACACCGCCGCCCCCACCGCCACCAGTTCCACCGCCTCCGCCAGCACCTGGAACGGTTGTGGTCGGAGAAGCGCGCCGGAAGCGGTCACGGGTCAGAGTCAGAACGCCCCCGGCAGCGCTTGGCATGCCTGACAGGCGCGGGCCCAAGGAGACGGCGCTGATGCCGCCGAGCTGGAGCGCACCGTCCTGGTCGCTGTCGCCGAGCCGCGCTTTCATCGTCCCTCGCTCACGACCAGCTGCGGCATCAGCGCGAGAACAGCGATCGGTTGCGGCCGGTCCTTCTTGACCAGCATGGTCATCTGCTTGCTGTAGTCGCCAGGCCACTCGACGTCGATGTCCTCGGTGTACGCTGGAGGCGGAGATCCCATCGGCACGCTGGTTGTGCGGTACTTGAGTTCCTGGGTTTTGTCCTCCGAAGGACCGGCGCGACCGCCAGCGGAATTGTTCACCCGGACGGTGACCAAGTGCCCGCGCTTAGTCTTTCCCTGGGCCGTACCGTTTCCGCTTCCGCCTTCGAGGTTCATCGTCTCCAGCACTGCGGGAGACGGCAAGCCGACCTGCACCACCGATGCCGCGATCTGCAGCGTGATTGCGCCAGCGGTGACCACTCGGTCTGGGTGCCTGGCTCCGTCCGCCAGCACCCAGACCGTCTTGCCTTCTAGGTAATCGAGCCCGCTGATAACCGTCGCCGGCGCGCCGCTGTAGGTCGAGCACATGTCCGAGTAGCGCCAGTCCTGCTGCGCCATGGTCGCCGTTTCGTCGGCCTCTGCCGCCAGGTAGGCGATGTATCGCTTGGTGGCGCCGTTGATGGAGTAGCGAGCGATCAGCCACAGGTCATCGCGCGTTCCATCCGGCGATGGGATGGTCTCGACGCACTCCACGAATGCATCGGGCATGGGGTGGCGGTGCCACCCGAGCGCGTCCTGCTCCTTGTCGTAGGTGACGCCGACAAGCATCCCGTCGGATCGAACACACCAGACGACCGACCACGGCTCCTGCTGGAACGCCATGTCCACCAGGCGTGGCTTCTGGATGTGGGCCGCGAACTTCGTGATGTCCGGGCTCTCGAAGCCATCCTCCTCGAACCGGAAGGCCATCGCCCTGACCTTGCGTCCAGCGCGCTGCAAGAACAGCGTCTCGCTGCCGACGCGCACCGGCTGCACGCGGGCGCTGCCGTACTTGCTCTGACGCTGCGCCTTGCAGTTGTTCGGGCCGAATGGGTCCTGCTGCGTGGCCTCGACGACCGACCACTCGTCCGCGATCGTGCCGGCCAGCAGTACATCACCTGGCGACAGCCAGCGCAGCGCGTTGACGCCGTCGCTGGCCAGCGTGCGATCGAAGCCGGCGTCTGCCGTGATCACGCCGTTGATCTCGGTGGCGAAGTTCTCGAAGTCAGCCGACACGCTGAACCAGAGCGTCTGGTCGCGAGCCAGCACCAGGCGCTCGCGGAAGAACGTGGCGATGGTCGGATAGCCATCGGTCGCATTCCACGCTTGGAAGGCCCAGCGCAGCGTTGCCTTGCCTGCCGTTACGGCTCCATCCGGCAGCTGCGAGATGACAGTCGCGGTCGCGCTGGTACCGCTGGCAACCGCGGTGATCTTGGCCCACCCGTAGCCCGAGTCCTGATAGGCCCACAGCACGCCGGTGTCGCCATCGTAGGCAGAGCCGATGGTGTGCGTCGGCTTGATCCCGCCGGTGGTGCCGCCCGCGGTGGTCAGATAGTTCTTTCCATCGCTGCGGCGAAGCGCGCCGGCCGCCACAGGCTTTCCAGCCTCCCATTGCGCGGTGTCGCGCACGTCCCGTTCGCCGAGGTAGATGTACTGGCCGATGTGCGCGTTGGTGAATAGCGACGCGCTCGCAGTGAGGGTGACGATGCCGGTCTTGGCATTGGCGTAGACCGTGGTCGCCGTCTTGTTCAACTCCTTGAACGGCGGCGGCCCGAACTCAACGTCGGTGAGCGTCCAGTTCGTCGGCGCCAGCCGAGACAGCTTCTTCGGCGGATGGTTACGGTGGACCAGGTAGACGACGTCGCCGGTCTGCACGAAACCGAGCGCCTGTGTGCCGTCCGGGTTCGTCAGGTCGGACGCGGTGTACGGCGTCGCAATCTCGTAGGGCGTCGACGGCCCGGTGACGACCTGGCCGTGGTTGAAGTAGAAGCGGATGTACTGATGGCCGAACTCGAGGATGTAGGAGTCCTCGACCGAGAACTCGAAGCGCAGGAGCCACGAGCGCTCGGCGCTGTTCTTCACCTCGGCGACGAACGGTGTGCCTGGCCGCGTGATCGCGGGCCCCTGCACCAGCGGCAGGAAGCCCTCCATGCGCTTGCAGCCGTTGGCGTACTTGGCGATGTCGACCCGGCCGGCCAGCATCGGCGTGAGTTCGCCGCCGTTGAACGAGGTCTGGATCGGGGAGGCCTTCATCAAACCCCCGGACGAGCCGCGATCGACCAGCTGGTGTCGGGCATGACGCGCGCGGGCTGCTCGATGGAGTTGACGCGCCGCGCCTCCCGGACGGCCTGCGTGCGCTCATTCCATGCCAGCTCGCGCTTCGACGTGCTCTGCGTCAGGTCTTCGCAGGCCTCGGCCGCCAGGCGGCAGGCCAGCGCCTCGACGAACAGCGGCGGGTACAGGCCGGCGTTGGTGACGCGCTTGATGTACCTGATCTTCAGCGGTGACCCCTGGTTGGTCAGGATGGCCAGCCCGTTCTCGAAGCTCTCGATCTGGAAAAGCGCGCCGGTCTCGCTGCTGTAGAAGACGTAGTCCTGCCCGACCTCGACCAGCGACAGGTAGTCAGCTGGCAGCGGGTATGCGTAGCTCCAGCCGAACGCTGGCGGCGTGCTGCTGGCCGGGATCTGCGCGCGGGTGATGGCGAACGTCCACGGATGGGCCGCCAGCTCGGCGTCGCGCTTGATGTCGTAGATCGCCGCAAGCGTCTTTGCCTGCTTCGAATCGTCCGACAGATTGATGATGCGCTCGGCGCCGAGCTTGGTCAGCGCCTGGTTGCAGATGGCGGTCTGGGAGGCCATGGTCAGCGGGTGATGACGGCGGGATTGACGATGCCCGAGTCCTTGACGGCGAGCTGCGCCTGGACGGTGTAGTGCGTGCCCTCGTTCGTGTACCCAGGCGCAAGCCATTTCGTACGCCCCGGCAGCGCGATCGCCTGGTCCGTCTGGAAGATCCCGTCGAAGCCGGCCGAGTTGGCAATCAGCAGCGCGTTGTATGCAGCTCGCTGCGCCTCATTGGCCCCGAGCACCTGGTCGGAGCCATCAGCAGCGGTCCATGCGCCAGTGGTATTCGGAGCGAGCGTATGGGCGTAGAACTTCTTCGTCGGGAACATCGCGCGCAGCGTCTGCAGGTCGGCGTAGACCTGCGCCGCGGTGCGGCTGTTGATCACGATGTCGTTGATGCCGATGTCGGTGACGATGTGCGAGCAGTAGGCCATCTGAGCCCGGCGTTTCGCGCCGGCGGAGCCGATGAAGGCGGCAATCGTGTCGCCATAGCTGCCCAGGTTCATGTATGGCAGCGACGGCGCCACCGAGCGGCCCGTCAGGCCTTGATAGCCGAACGCGTCGCTGGCTGCGAACGTGGTCGTGACCAGCTGGATCGCGCCGAGCTGGTTGCTGTCGCCGTGGCCCGCGATGCTCGGGGACACCGTCGTTCCGATCAGGGCCAGTGGCGCGTGCGTCTGTCCGGTGCTCGCCGAGCCGTAGGCGGTGCCCCCTGTGGCTGTCCGGTCCGGGAGGGACGACGTGCTCAGCTCGACGCCGTCCTCGGGCAGGTAGGCCGTGGTCTGGTTGCACAAGATGCCGGCCGTGCACTCGAACTGCGTGTGCCACAGGAACTTGGCGCCGGCCGGGATGGGTGTGTTCAGCGTCAGCGGCAGCGTCTCGACCTGGGCGTTGTTTCCGACGATGCCGTTGTTGGCGTCGCCGCTGAACACCGCGAAGGAAAACTTCTGCGGCGTGCTGCCGATCGGGTACTCGATCGACACCCGGCAGCGCGCACTCGCTCCCGGACCGACTTCATTGGCAGCGTTGTAGCGGTAGTTCGGCACCAGCGCCCTGACCTGCCCCGAGATCTCCGCGCGGGCGTAATCGACCTTGCGGAAGTTGCCCCACGTGGCCGTCGCCGAGGAGATGTAGAGGTTCGGAACCAGCGTTCGCGAGGCAAGGTTCGCCTCATACGGCAACGGGCCATCCACCGGCGGCCAGGTGTCCTGGGTGATGGCCGCCTTGATGTTGCGGATCGCGGCGAGCAGGGCGAACTTGCTTGCCGCCGGCGCGTCATAGGTGACGCGAAGCTCCACGTCGTTGCTGGGCGTGGACGAAGCGGACTCGACGACGCCGATCTTGTCGACGCCGAACTTCCCGCTGTAGTAGCGATCGGCCATCGATCACCCCTTGGTCTGTTCGGCGGCGGCGTAGGCGGCGGTCGCAGCCGTCACTGCGGCGCGGATGAAACCGGGCGGCAGCTCGAAGTTCTGGACGCCATTGGCGGTCACTGCGGATCCGACGTTGAGCCACGTGGAGCCATCCGGGCCCATGTACTGCAGCTGCACGCTGCCTCCGCCCCAGGTGGCGACAGCAGAGAACAGGCCTTTGCCGCCGCCCCACTGGGCGGGCGCGCCGTTGGCGCTGGCGTTGGTGAGGAGTTGTGGCATTCGTTTCTCCTCAGACCGGCGGCCAGGTGTCCTCGACGATCCGCGACCGGATGTTTTCGAGGGCGTTCAGCAGCGCCTGCTTGCCGTTGTTGGTGGCGTCGTAGGTCACGCGCACCTCTATGTTCGCGGCCGCAGTGCTGCTGCCAGTCTCTGCGACGGCGACCTTGTCCTGGCCGAAGTTGAGCGAATAGAAGCGGTCAGCCATGTCGGCCTCCAGAAGGAAGACCGGGGCCGAAGCCCCGGCCTGGTTCAGCGGACGACGTAGAGCTGCAGGCGCACCGTGCCGGCGGCGTCGGCAGCGCCGGTCAGCGTCAGCGCGACGTCGTATTCCTTGCCGGGGTCCGACGTCAGGCCCAGGGCCTCCCACACGCGCTTGTTGCCGTTGGTGTAGATGCCGCCCGCGGCGCCGGACTCGTAGGTGATGTCCGAATCGATCGCGCCGCCGCTGAGCGAGACCGCCGACGCGAAGTAGTCGGCATCCACGACCGCGCCGCCGTTGGATGCGGTGAGCAGGTCGTACAGGCCGATGTCGCCGGCGGTCGTGGTGCCGATGTCGGCGGAGATCAGGCGCACGCGATCGGTGAAGTCGCTGGAGCGAATCTTCCCGAAGCGATACACGCTGCCGGCGCTGTCACCGTTGGCGACGGCGACCTGGTCGTTGATGGCGCGCACCACTTCGCCATCGGCGAGCCCGCGCGGGTTCTGGATCCGCGGGAACGCGTTCGCGTTCGCCACGGTGGTGCTGTTGACTTGAACGACGGCCATGGCCGACTCCTTTCAGTTCGGAAGGTTCAGGACTGCAGATCGGCGCCCGAGGATCAGGCCTCGTTGCACTTGATCTCGACCACGCGCAGGGCGTCGCGGCGGACGGCGCCGAAGTGGCCCTCGCCGTAGGCTTGCCACGGCAGGCCGCGCAGGTCCTCGCGCTGGGACACCTTCGTCTTGATGCCGCCGTTCCAGGTCGTGAACGACATGCCGCGCGAGGTGTAGAACGGCACGCGGCGGTAGCTGTTGCTGTCCGTCTGCAGGCGGTTCGAGAGGATCCAGTTGATCCCCATGTAGTTCGAACCCTGCATCGTGCCGGAGTCGATGATTCGCTTGCTGGTGAAGTCGGTCGAGGTGACCTCGATCTCGTTCATCAGGTTGCGCTCCTGCTTCGGCGAGATGACGCAGTGGACCTGTTCGCCCTCGTCGATCAGCACTTCCTGGCTGCGCAGGATCTCCAGCGCGGCCTGGATCTTCTCGACGTTCAGGCCGGACAGCGCGCCGCCGACGCCCACGCCGACCTGGAAACTGGCCGCGAAGGAATCGGAGGCGATGCCGCCGCCGTTGGTCTCCAGATTGCGCGCGGCGAAGAAAGCGCGGATGGCCTCGTCGTCCATCTTGCGATTCAGCGCGGCCACGATCCCCTGCACGTACTCCGACTGCGGGTTCGCGTTCATCTGCATCGCTTCGATGTCGTCGAACAGGATGGGCTTGTCGAAGTGGCGCGGGTAGGCCCACGGGCGCTTGTGCGTCGGGTTGGCCGCCACGATCGGCTCGTACAGGCCGGTGCGCTCGTCCGCCTCGAAGGCGTCGATGAGGTTGACCACCGTGGCGGCCTTACCGACCGCGGTGTTGGGGGTGAAGGTGCTCGCGATGCGCGGGCGCATCTGTTGCGAGACGAGTTCCACAGCCGAGGCGTACTGCTGGCTGTAGAAGGCTGCGCTGTTGTCAGGCATGGCTTGCTCCGATGGCGTTGAACGATGGTTGGATCGCCCGGCCTACCCCTCACGGGAGCCTCGCTTGCGCGTTACGTGCGCCAGCCGCCATGTCTTCCCCTGGTGCCATCGGAGGCCCGCCGGCCCTGCCCGCATCACCGGTTGCCCGGGTGTCTGCGGTGCAATGTCGGCGGGCTGTCGGCGAACGTTTTTCCCTACTTCACGCCGGCAACGATGCGGTCCAGCTTCTGCAGCTCCGCCCACTCGGCGCTGTTGGCCACCATGGCCTTGGCGCGCCAGTCCTTATCGGCCATGAGTTGCGATCGCTTCGCCTTGGCGCCCTCGGGGGTGAGCGCGAAGGAGCCCATCTCGTTGGAGCCCATACCCTCGGCGCCGTGCTCTCGCAGCATGTCGCCGATCTTGGCGAAGGCCTTCATGACCTTGCTGAACCCGACTGCCGACTCCAGCGTGTCGATGTCCTTGGCCTCGATCCCGAGCTGCGAGGCGGCCCGGCGGCTGAGTTCGCGCCGCATCTCGTACTCAGCGCCCCAGTCGCGCTTGAGTTGGTCCATCTCGGCCGTGATCGCCGCCTGGATAGCCGCATCTTCGTTCGCCTGGAACTCCTTGACGTACTCGTCGTAGGCGTCCGCCAAGCCCTTGCCGGCCTTGGCGTTGATGCCCAGCTCGTGCATCTTGCCGCTGACCCACTTCGCGAACGTGCCGTCCTGCCCTTCGGCCGGCTTGATGCCATAGCCGTCAGCGGTCTCGGGCCGGCCCAGGCGGTTGTAGAAGTCCGACAGCTCGGCTGGCGTGGCGTCGTCCTTGGGCAGCACCACGGTGCGGCCGGCGCGGTCGGCGCCCAGCAGGCGCTCCAGGTTGCGGTGGCCCGACACAGCGTCGGCCGGCGTCTTCCACCCTGCGTTCTGGGCGTGCCCCAGCAGCTCGGCGTCGACGTTCTGTCCGAGCCATTCGAGACCGGATGGCGGCGCGGGGGGCGCCGGCGGAGTGCCTGCCGGTGGTGTGGGCGGAGTGCCGCCGCCACCGCCGCCACCGGCGTCGGCTTCGTTCATGTACGGGTAGCGAGTGCGGAAGCGGTTGTTCATTCGTTCTCCATGCGGTGCTGCGCGATCCGATCTATCTGGTCGGTGGTGAGGTTGCACATGGCCACGATGCGGTTGAGCACATCGCGCCGCCCTTCCGCGAAGGCCATCGCCAGCGGATCGCTTTGCTGGGTGACCGGCGAAATCTTGAGAGTGGTGTTGTTGGCGTAGCAGTAGCGCGCCAGGTCGCGCAACACGTAGTCGGCGGCCGGCGTCAGTTCGTCGCTGGGCGTCTTGAACAACGCCCGGTACATGTAGCGGCGACGGTTCAGGCGAGCGCGGACGCGCTCCAGGGCTTCATTCCAGGTCATCAGGTGGGCTCCGTTGCGCGGACGCGGAAGGTCAGGCAACGCCCGCGGTGCGCCCGCCCGCGGCCTGCAACTTGGTCAGGTTGGCCGCCGCCGCGGACACGGCTGGAGCGGCCTCCACGAGGGATTGCATCTGCGCTTGCTGGTCGCGCTGCTCCTGCATCTGCGCCATGGTCTCCAGGTCGTTCATCAGCTTGGCCGGAACGCCATTGATCTCGCCGAGCTCGCGGGCCATGGCGGGCAGCTTGTAGGCGTCGAGCACGCTGGGATCCGCTTCGGCCATTGGCAGCACGGCTTCGAGCGTGCGGGTGATGGCGATGCCCTCGCTGGCGCGCATGGCCTGGCGCATCGGGCTGGTGTACTCGATGCGGTACTCGCCACGGGCTTCGATCAGTTCCTCCGGCATGGGCGGGATCTGGCCGGCGCGAGCGAGCAGATCGATCTCGCGCTCGGTGATTGGGCCCAGGCACTCGGTCTCTAGCCGGCCAGCGATCGGCGCAAGCTGAACCGCACGCTCCTGCATGAGTTCGAGCGTCTGCGTGGCAGTCATGTTCGGGTGCTCGACCAGCACGCGGAACACGTCCAGCAGGAAGGCGGAGGCGATGATCTCGCGCTCCTTGTCCATCATGTCCAGGCCGATCTCGACGCGGGCGTTCGTCTGCAGCGGGTGCACGAGCTGCTGGCCGCTGGAGCTGACGCCTCCGAAGTTCAGCGCGCCCGGCACAGTGGAGAAGGCGCCGAGGATCCCATCCTCCGACAGCAGCAGCGGCGGATCCACGACCTTCTGACCGGCCTGAATCACCGTCTTCTTCATCGCGTTCAGCACCTTGACGTCGCTGAGCGCCAGCATGGTCGGCGAACGGCCATAGACCTCGCCGGGGCTGGTCATGTGGCGCATGGTGCCGAAGGGCCAGGAGTTGAATCCGCCCTCCTGCAGCTTGTACTTGAGCGACTGAACGAAGTAGCAGGACGCCCAGGGCATGCCCTTGTAGCCGATGCGCTCGGGGTCGTAGTCCTCGCGCGGCATGACCACATGGACGATGCAAACCTTCTCGTCGGGGTGCTTTTCCAGCTTCTGCGCCAGTTGGGTCGGCAGGTCTGCCACCTGAATCCCAGCGGCCTTCTGGCGCTCGATCCATTGCGCCAGTTGCCGGATGGACCAGTCCCACCACCGGAACACCGTGTCGACGATGCCGGCGTCGTTCTCCATGATGATGGTCCGCGCCAGGTGCAGCGACTTGTAGCGGAGGAACGGCTGCTTGCGACGGCTGTTCGTGTCGACCGCCCAGCCCTCGTCCACGAAAATGTTGCCAGTACCGAAGACGAAGCTCTGCAGCGAGGACTCGCCCATCTGGGCTTCGAAGGCGCCCCGCGGCGAGTACCGGCGCTGGAAGACGATGTCGGTGACCGCATCCATCCAAGCGGCGACGCGCTGCACCCTGTTGAGTTCGGGGTTGCTGGTGGACAGCTTCTGGTAGCGCTGGTTCGACGGCCAGACGAAGGTCGACACGACCGCGTTGGCCTTCTGCGCCGCAAGGGCGGCCGTGGCGTCGTATAGGTACTCGGTGCGCTTGGCGCCGTCGGAGCGCAGCGCGGTGAAGTCCGCCATGGACGGAAGCACCCGGTCACCGATCTCCTGCCAGGTGCTCTCCCAGTTGCCTCGATTCCCCTTGGCCGTCTCGAAGCGGCGGATGACGGAATCCAGATCCATCACGACCCCAGGAGCGCCTTCGAGGCGGTCTGCGGCGCCTCAGTGGTGCCCGGGTTGGTCAGGACCGACGCAGCGCGGCCGCGCCGGCGGCGCAGCATGTCCTGGTAGTCCTGTTGTTTGGCCTGGGTGTCTTCGACCACTGGGGGCGGCGGTGCCGCCATGGCCTTGGCTTTGGGGAAGAAGAACGACATGGGCGCCTTTCAAGGTGCCCGCACTCTCCACGCCAGGGCGGCGAACGTTTTTCCTAGGAGGTCAGTCCAGCACGCGGTAATCGCTGACGGCCACACGGCGCATCCGGCCGGCAGATCGTTCCTCAGTGCGCTTGAGGTCGCGCGCGCCGCCCATGCCGAGCACCAGGTATTGCCCGGCCTCTGCGACGTGGCTGTGCATGTTCTTGTCCGGCTCGTCGTGGTACCGCTCGCTCCCGGAGATCTTGACGCGCTTGAAGTGGTAGCCGCCAGCCAGCGCCTTGCGCAGCCGCTTGCACTGCGGGTGGATGATCAGCGCGGGCTCGCCATCAATCAGCTTGGTCATGAGGGAGGCAAAGGCCTCTCGCCGCATGGTGAAGTCGTTCGTCTGCGCAGGAGTCGCTGGCACCCCCTCGGCCTTGAGGATGTCGAAGGTCGTGTTCTCGTCGTCGTTGCGCGCGTTGCCGGCCGGATCGCCGGTGATGCGGTCGAACAGCATGTTCGGGTAGCGCAGGTTAGCCTCCTGCAGCCAGATGCCGGCGAAGCGTTTGACGCCCATATCCTCGCTCACCAACTCCGAGTGAATGCGCACTTGGCCGTTGGGCATGCGCTGGGCGTAGAGGCCGGCCGGAGTCAGGCCGAAGTCCATGCCACCGTAGATTGGCAGACCCTTGGTGATGCTGAACTCGCGCACATGCAGCTGGTCGCGGAACTCCGGGTAGACAGGCTTGCCGTCCAGCACGAAACCGTAGTCGCCGCGCACATACACCTTGACCCACTCATCGGTCTTGCCGGCAACCAGCCGACGGTAGTAGCCCTCTGGAAGATTGGGAATGTTCTCGGCGTCGGGACTCAAGCCGGACGGCTGGTTGAAGAAATCGAAGTCCTCTGGCTGCTGCTCCTCCGCCAGGCGGTACCACCAATGATCGGTGTCAGGCGGGTTCGTGTCCATGATGACGCCGAACCAGCTGGCGCCGCCGTCTCGCTTCGAGGGAAATCGCCCTACCCGGCCGGTCATGGCGTCGAGGATGGCCTTGGGCTGCTCGCGCGCCTCGTTCATCCAGCCGCCGGTGATCTCCAGCGACAGCAGCTTCTTCACGTGGTCGGGGCGGTCCAACGCCAGGAACCACATGGTCAGCTCGACCTTCGTTCCGTCCTCGAGCGGCCAGCGACAGATCTGCTCGATCGGCGCCCCGTGGACGACCTTGCCGAAGACATCCTCCGGGAACCAGTCCAGCCATGTCTGCAACGTGGTGGTCGTCAGCTCGCCGTAGGTGTTCCGACTTGCCACCCAGCGTGAACGACGAACACCGTCAGGCCCAGGGTGCTGCTCGCAGGCGCGCGACCAGATCTCCCAGCAGCAGCCCACGGACTTGCCAGAGCCGATAGGCCCCTTGATTCCGCGAACGAACGCGCTGCTGGCGTGGAAGGCCTCCAGCGTTGGGCTGGGCGTGTATTCCACTGTGCGACTCATCGGGCCACCTCGTGGCTCTCGCGAGGCAAGCGGAAATTGCGTGATGGATGCTTATCGGTGCTGCTCATGGCGTCCTGTCAGCGATGGATTCGACTCGCACGGCTGTGATGCGAGGCTTGTTTTTCCATCCAAGGCCGCCGCTTCGGCCGAATCGTTATGTGTAGCGGGACGCGGGGCGGATTCTGCGTGGTGAAATGCCGGCCGTAAAGCATCGGCTACATGGGTGCAAAGATGGACGCGTGGCAAGCAATCCTGACAGCCTTCGGCGGCACAGCCGCACTCCTCCTGCTCCTCGGCTTCCTTGCCAGGTCGGCGATCAAGCACTTCTTAGACAAGGATGTTGAAGCGTTCAAGGCCGACCTCAAGTCGAAGGAGACACTTGCGGCAGAGCAGTTCAAGGCTTCACTGGCGCGCGCCTCCGTCGAACATCAGGCAACATTCACCCGCCTACTCGACAAGCGCGCCGAAGTCATCGGCAACCTTCACGGCCGTCTCGTGGATCTACGAACCACAAGCATCAAGGCCACCGCCGTCGTTCGATGGCCCAGCGATCCAGCTCCACTTGTGCAGCTCGCTGAGGCTGATCGAATCAGAGTCGACCTGATCTCCTACTTCGCAAAGAACCGCATCTACCTCCCCGTTGCGGCATGCGTTGCACTGGATGACCTGCTGGAGGTAATGCGCAAGAAGATGATCTCGTTCGGGACGTTCCAGGAGGTCAATGAGTACGCGCCGGCGGAGGTTCTGCAAGAGAAGCAGCAAAACTGGAGGGAGACCTTCGAGTTCTTCTCGCGCGAGCTCGACACGCCGATTCGTGAGTTGGAGGACGCGTTCAGGACCCTGCTTTACCCGGCAGACGATAGATCCGCCAGTTCGTCATAGTTTGGACCTTCTTGGTGGCATGTTGGCCTTGTATGCGACAGTCCCCATCACCTTGGCGTCGATCTCAAGCTTGTCCTTGAAGGCGCCGACGCCGGTGTGGCGTCCCAGCAGCTCCAGCAGGCGCGTCCGGTCAGACAGTTTCAGCTTGCGGACTGTGACGAACTGCGGCTTGCCATCCTCGTCGGAGCCGTCGCGCTCTTGGACGGTGTCGACGCCGGCGACCAAGCCAGTCCGCCACACCAGCGGCCATTCATGCACCGGCTTGAGTGCGCCGCTCGCGTCATAGAGGTCGGCGAGGTCCGCCGTAGCCGACGCGAACAGAGATCGCAGCACCCAGTCGGCGTCGACCTGGGTTCGCTCGGCTCGCGCCTTCTGCGCTTCAGCGATGGCGGCTGCAACCTCAGGGATCCTCAGGAGCTTCGAGGCCTCGACTTCGGCGGCGTGCCCTCGAGACGTGTAGCCGGAACGAACGTAGGCGGCTGTGGCGTTCAGGTCGATCAGATACTCGCGGACGAACGCCTCGCGTTTGGGAGTGAGCTTCTTCATGCAGCGGCCTTCTTTCGGCCGCGTTGCTGCGGTTCGCGCGTCCGGGAGTTGCCGGCATTTGCGTTCACGGCCGCCGAGTTGGCCGCTGCCCCTACCGGCGGCCACTGAGGAAGCGGCGAACGCATCGTCGGGCCGTTGGCGGCCTCGCGATTCCTGCCGACGCGGTGACCCTTGGTGACCTCCACCATGGGAACGTCTTCACGCCGCTTCCCCGTCTTAGCACACCAGACGACGAGAAGAGCATCGCCCCGCCAGAAAGTTGGCTGCACGCCGGCGCGGTAGTAGCCGAGCATGCGGTCGGTGAGATCGAGCCCCATCTCCTTACCGATGGCGGCCTGGGTAAGGCCTGCTCGCATCAAGTCCTCAATCATCAGGCCCCAGTCCGGCGCCAGTTGCGGCTTGCGGTTGATCATCGAGGGCCACCTTTCATGGTCATAAACCGTTGCAGAACTTCTTGAGGAGCCAATACGCCGTCAACGGATAGGAAACGACGACCAGGCAGACGAGCGCTGCTCCGAACTCGTTCAGCCCGGATGGATAGGCGGCGAGGATGAGCTTGACCAGCGCCGTGTTGACGGTGATGGCGATGACGAACATCAGGACCTTGCGGATCAGCATGGATACGGGAGTTGAGCTTCGAAGCCGCAATCATCGCCTGCCCTCCTTCCATGGCTCCTTCAGCACGGCTCCCAACTCAGCCGGCGACGCTGGATCGAATCGCACAAGGTTGCCGCCGTCGTCCATGCCGTGGCGGCAGCATCCCCAGACCAAGAGATCCACCGCGAGTTGGCCCAGAACGACATGGTTGGCTTGGCGCCACCCACGCCTTACGCGATCGGACGCTCGAGCGATGCGTTGCTCACGGTAGAACCTGGCTCCCCTGCCTTGCTTGCGACTCATCTGCTCGTCTCGTGGTGAGGCCATGCCGCCATGTCGAGGAAGGCGCCCTGGCTAGCCGTGTACTGCTTCGACACCCTGTCGAAGAACAGCTTGATGGCACCTTCCCAGCCCGTGCCGTTGCGCTGCTTGCGGCAGAGGAGCAAGGTGTCTGCCGTGTCCGGCAGGATCAACTTGCCCCGCTCGGCGTCGAACTCCTTCTGCTTGTTCCGCCAGACGATGAAGAGGTTGTCGACCTGGTCCACGATGGAGCCGGCGCCCTTCACGTCGGACTTGTCCGGCTCGTTCGTCTCCTTGTCGCCCTTGCGCATGTGGTGCACCAGGTGGACGTGAGCGTCGTAGTCGCGGGCCAGTGCGCAGAGCTCGTCGACCAGCACCTTCTGACCGTTGTAGTCGTCGTCGTGCTTCACGCACTTCATCAACGAGTCGATCACCATGTGCTTGATCCCCAGCTCCTTGAAGCAGTACCGGGTGACGCTAACGATGCGATCCACGTCGACGGTGCCCTGCTGGTCATAGAACCAGAGGCGGTCATCGCAAAGCGCCTGGAACTGCTCATACACGTCACGGGTGACCTCGATCAATTCTTCGGGAACGTCCTCAGGATCGGTATCCAGGCCGGCGAACTGCTGGACCATCCGGTTGAGCGAGGCCTCCGGCTTCATCTCGAAGCTGGCGATCGCGGCTTTCCAGGACTGCACCAGGATCGACGTGACCACCTGCCCGAGGACCATCGACTTGCCATGGCCGTTCACTCCCGCCCAGAGGCTCACCTCCCCGCCGCGGAACTGGATCAGCTTGTGGGTCTTGAACCAGGGGAGGAGCGCGACGGGCTTCTTCTTCGCCGGCTTGCCAATGCTCTCGATCAGCGATGCTAGGAAGGTCGAGGCTGGCCGCACGTGCGCCGCAGCTTCGGTCTCGCGCCGGTAGGTCTCCCAGTTGATGTCGTCCGGGATCAGGTTGTAGTGCACACGTCCTCCCCATGGAGCCGCAGCACTTCGAAGCTGGTCTGTTCCGTTCGCAAGCCCTCGCGATGAAAGGCCGCGGCAATGACGGTGGACGCGCCGGCCGCAAGTGCCGCTGCCGCCCACCGGCGCACCGAGTCTTCGTTCCAACCGCTCACCGTCACCCAGCAACCGATCACCACGCGGAGATCCGTCCGCTCAGGGTCGTCTCGGTCCTCGACTTGCATCCAATGCGGCATCTGGGGATCGAAGTCGCAGTCGCCCTCTTGGATCACGATGTGGGCGTGCTTGAGCCCGCGGCGGCGAGCCTCGATGAGCTGGGCGAGTCCCTTCACACCGCGTTCCTCCATGGGTCGTGGAAGGCGCCGTCATTCGATGCGTCGATCTCGGCACCGTCCCAGCGGCCGCTGTTCAAGTAGACGAGCGGCGCCGGGATGTAGCTGCCGCCCTCCTTGCGCCAGTCGTCGGAGGTCTTCATGAACTCGACGTGGGCCACGATCTGATCGGCGAAGGGTTCGCACTTCCGCCGCTTCCACACCTTGTGGCAGTCCGCCTTGCCACCCTTTCGCGTCGATCTCGGCCAGGCGGTCCAAAACGCAACGAAGCCCGGAAGGAGCTCGATTGGATCCGCCATCGAAGGACCACCAGCCACCTCGAGGGGGTTGGGGGTCTTCTCCTGCTCCTGCTCCTGCTCCTGCTCCTGGCATCGAAGGGGCATCGAAGGGGCTTGCACCAAGACGCCCTCGGTCGCCCCATCGTCACGACGGTCGGTCAGGTGAAATGCCATCTGGTAGCGGTCGAAGAACGGCCCAAGGAAGGGGCAATCCGGGAGGGCGTCGTAGTCGCGCTGGATGCCCTTGCACCGCTTGTCCGCTTGCGAGAGGGACTCCGCGATCTGATAGAGGGCCATCTCGTGCACCCAGACCATCTCGGAAGCCTCATCGAAGGAGCAGAAGTCCGCTTCGATGCACCCTTGAAGCCCCTTCGATGCCCCTTCTATTCCCAGGCCGGTCTCGTGCGCGGCGTACAGCAGCGGCTGGTAGAACAGGCCGAGCATGTTGGAGTGCGGCGACGACATCAGGTAGGTCGCCATCACGACGGCCTCCACGCCCTGCTGCTTGATCGCCTTGCCGGTCTTGCCGGTCCAGAAGGTCGGGGCGATCTTGGCGTACTCGCGCATTACAGGCCCAGCCTCTCCGCGAGATGCCGGCGTGCGGCCTCGATCTCGTCCGGGGTGGCCGCCGGATGGTTCGACAACCACTCACCCGACAACCGCGAGTAGGCGGCCCACAGGTGCGCATCACCGTCGCTGCCCTCCTCGTCGTTGGCCGCGGGCGCGAGACGGATCTCGCGCACTAGGTCGTCCAACTCTGCGAGGTTTAGGACCTCACGGTTCTGCGTGATCTTGATCGGGTTCATGGTAGCCCTTCGAGAGGAGTTGCGGCGCGGGTTAGGCTGCCATCCTTGGCACGTCGATCGGCGCAGCGCTGCGGCTGTCGTCGTCGGTGGCTACGTCAGCGACGGTCGGATGCGTCTCAACCTGCCAGCCCTGCCGGATGAACAGCGCCATGTCTTCCGGTGCCACGTCACTGGCAAACCAGACATCGATCCAGTCGGGCTCTGTCGCGGACCAACTAACGAATGACACTTCTTCAAGTTCGGCGCCCTCGAAGACCCGAAGATGCATCCCAAGGTTCGGAACGAAAGGAATCTCGCCGATTGCCCGCAAGGTGAGTTGGCCAGCGTCAGCGCTGACGCGATAGGTCACTTTCATGCCCGATCTCCTTGAAGTTGCATCAGACGGGCGCGGAGCTCCGCCACTTCGGCCGCGCGGCGATCGCGCAACACGACCTCGGCGCCCATCTGCTGGGCGATCCACTGCAGCGGCGCCAATGAGCGCGTCGCGCGCATGAAGGCAACCAGGCGCTTCGCCCACTGCTGCGCCACGCCACGCATGAAGCGGCTCATGTAGCCCGGGCTGATGTGGATGGCGTCGGCGATCTCCTGGTCGTCGAGACCGGAGTGCCGGGCGGCCTCGGTGAGGCTGCCGTTGAAGGTCAGGCGCTCGAGCAACTGCTGAGGTAGCAACTGCTCATCTCGCACGACTGCCAGAAATGGCATGCCGACTTGCGAGTGCTCTCCAACGCTTGCTTTCGCTTGCCGGTCGGTCGATGGAAAAGTTCGGTCCATGGTTGATGTGATCCCCATCACAGTTGAAAAACCTTGTGGCTCAACGGCCTCATGGGGTAGCCCAACCGATCCGCCCCGCGCAACTGCGATGGGGAATGGCCTTGCGAAGGCCTTCACGGCTGGACGCCCCCATGAGGGCGCAGGAAAGGAAGAGATGAAGGATCCGAATCGTTGGGCAGACAGGAAGCTTCGAGCCCTGTTCGCGGCGATCGTGAAACAGCTAGACCAGGACGCCGTCGAGGCGTCCAACCAGGCTGTGATCTGCTGGCGCGCGGCGACGGCGCTGAAGAAGTGGAGGTGATCGCCGCGCGACATGGTTCAGCCCTGGGCAGCGGCGTTGCGCTTCGCCAGTTCACCGCGCACCCGGGCACCGGTCAGCTTCGACTTCAATTCGTAGCCCAGCAGAGGCCAGAGCTGGTTCACCGCGTCGGCGTGCGCGCGCTTCTTGTCGAGCTCGGCGTCGAAATTCTCTGGGCTCGCGCAGTCCGACTTGCCGACGACGGTGAACCCGTTGTGGGTAATCAGCACGCAGAACGTGAGGAGGGCCAGGGAAGTGACGTCGCAGTGACGGACATCCACACCGACTTTTCCCAGCTGGGTCTCTCGAACGAGCTTTCCGGCCTCAGCACCGAAGACGCCGTTCCAGGCGGTGAAAAAGTACGACTTGGCGATGGCGCCTTCGATGTCCGCCAGTGCCACGCGCGGCGCGGTGAGGCCCGTGGCCTGGATCTCCGCCTCGATCGCCGAGGCCGACAGCGGGGAGGCAGTCGGCAGCGGCGCGATGCCGGTCGTGGTGACGCCGTCGCCATAGGTCTTCGTCTCGATCGTCGGCGCCGGACCCTCGGGTCCGCCAATCGCTTCGATGCCAGCCGCGAGCAGGCGGTCGACGAACTCATCGCTGTTCTTCGTGTGAAGCGGTGCGACGGCCGCCGCGGCGCGAGCGATCGATTCCAAGGCGTAGGCCTTGGCTTGATAGCCGTTGACGCCATCGACGACCTGCGTCGTCACGGCCTGCTTCTTGGCTTGCCCCTGCTGGTAGGACATCCACTCGCAATAGAAGCCGCAATCCGGCGGCGCCTCGCCGGCCTGGATCAGCGGCACGCCCATGACCGCGTGGATGCTTCCGTCTTGGTCGGCAACGCTGACGTTGATCAGCTTGTCGCTATGGACGTAGGCAATGCCGGCGTCGAGCGGCTGCGACGGGTCGTCATATGTGAAGGTGGGCTTCGATGTGATGTCATCGTGGTTCGGCCAGAACCAGACGCGGCGGCCAATCGTGGGTCGGATGATCACGGGTTCACTCATGGGATGCCTTTCAGGCTGGTTGGGAGGTCATGGCTCGGTGCCTCGGCATCGAACGCTGCAGCGCCGCAGTCACCGCCTGGATGGCGGCGAGATCCCGGAGCGCCCTCGCCTCGATCGCCGCCACCTGGGCGGTCGTGAAGATCGGCGCCGGCCGGCGCGTCGCTGGCCTTCGCTGGGTGCTGGTCGACATGTCGGTGCTCCGGATGAAAAAAGCCCTTGGTCTTCTCCCGCTGGACCCGGCACGGCCCACCATCGCTGGTAGCAGGAGAAGGCCAAGGGCCTTGAAGAATCGACCACCGGTGTGCCGCCGGCAGCTGCTCAGCAGCGCCGAACAGGTGCGCCAGTGTGGACTCTATTTAACTCTGAGTCAATATGACTCTTTGCGTGGACTCATATTGGCTGCCACCATCAGAGCAATGTCAGATCGCCACCAAATTGCCCCGTACCCAGTCCGGCTTCCGCCGGAGCTCCGTGCGCACCTTGAAGCTGCTGCCAAGGCGGGCGGACGCTCACTTCACGCGGAGATCATCGGACGACTTGCGGGCACGCTGGCCGACGAAGCGCGCCGCGACATCGCCCAATACGACCTGATCCTGAAGGACAGCTTGATCTGGGATCTGCTTCTGGAGGTCATCTACCTCCGGGGGGATTTCCTGATGCTCGCGATGCTCATCGACCGCCTGGAACATCACACCCGCAAGGACGTGCTTCCAGAGCGCTACCGAGAGCTTGCTGAACACGCGAGAGAAAGCGCGGGCCGGATGCGGATCGATCTGACACGCCCGATGCATGGCCTTTCGGATGAGCACAAGCGAGTGCTGCGGGATGGCATGCAATCGATTCGAGATGGGGTGCGTCGTAGAGCCAAGGCGTTCCGCGTGTCCGAAGAAGATGCTGTGCGGGAAGTGGACACTGCATTTCGTGGCATGTCCGTGTTCGAAGAAGAGCAGGAGAAGGTGGCGGGGACGAGCGTCGCGTCTGACCCGGTTACTCCAAGAAAACGCATGACCATGCGCCGGCAGTTGAAGGACTGATCGCCTGCTGAATGCTCAGCAGACCCGGAAATGGGTGGGGGCGTTACTGTGTGCCTTCCGTGCCGCACCTGGGGACCCCCTCAGGCCTGGAAGCGGTTGCATGTTTCACACCTACGCAGGGAGTTCGCCCCATTCATCGAAGATCAAGACGCACCTCTCCACCCCTTGTCGCAGGTCTTGCCTGCTTGAGCGTCACGGACGCTGGGGTGGCGGTGATGTGTGAATGTTAGGTGCGGCCGCGCTCTCGCTGAAGGGGGAGTTGATATTCAAAGTATCAGATCAGCCTACAAGCAAGAAGGCCCGCCGGCATGAGCCAGGCGGGCCTCTGTTTTCGGACCGACGCGTTCAACTGAGGGCGGACTGCACCAGTCGGCCGATGTCCGGAGCGTGCTTCACAGCGGCTTCGATGAGAAGCGTGGTCGCCTTCTTCAAGCCCTCCTCGCCGGCTTTCTGCAGCATCTCTTTGATGCGCGACTTCTCTTCCGCTGGCAGACTGCTTGCGTCCACCTTCTGAGCCAGCAGGGCCTTGAGCGTCTCTGCCTCGAGGCGGACCGTGACTACGCCGAGCACGGCGCTGAGGCCACCGTCTTCTGCGAGGAAATCGGCTCCTGCGGCGGTGATCTTCGACAGTAGGATGCACGGTGGCCCGTCCGTGGACTTGACGCCTCTGTTCTGAACCAGCCCGTGCTCCTCGAGATAGGTCAGGTTCTGAACCCAGGCCGGATCGGACTGCTGAAATCCAATGTCCTCCGGCCGTATGTAGTCGGGATACGCATTCGCGATCTGATCTAGAAACTTGCGCTGTAGCGCGCGGTCGAGCATCAGTGCCATATCCCCTCCCTGGGGGCGTGAGTGGAATCCCAGGATACGTCGAGGCAAGCGGAATCGGGCTCACACCGTCCCCACGCCTGCGGATGAGGAAGCGCTGCTCGCGATGCCTTGCGTGCGGGCCCGGGCAAGCAGGTTGGGCCACCGCGGCCATCTATCCCATGGGCATGACGGGGCATCGATGGAAGCTACGGAGGAGCATCGGAACATCTTCCCTGCGATGGTCCGCCGTGTCGCTATGGAATGCTCGCCGGGTCTTTCAACACCTCGGCCAACGCATCCACCAGCGCCTTCCGCTCCGTCGCATGCTGACCGACAGCGATCGTCATCTGTTGCAAGCTCAATTGCGCCTGTCGGAGCTGCGCCTGAGTTCCATCTGGCAAAAAATACCAAGGAGGTGGATGCGTTCGGTTCAACTGCTCCGCGAGCATGCGGATGTTCTCCAGCACCATTTGGCTGTCGAGAGCCTTCGCGTCAATCATGGATGTCAGCGCCGCGATCCGCAGTTGACGCCGCTGCCCCGCGTCGACCTCTTTCAAGGTTCGACGTTGGAGCATGTAGCCGGCGGTCGCGAGTATCAGAGCCATCGCGGCAATGAAGGGATTTAGAGCATCGCCCGTTGGTCCAAAGTTGCCAATATCTTTCAGCGTTTGAATGTCGCCGCCCAGGTCGACTCCGGTCGCCCAGAACGAGAAACACACGCTGGCCAGAAGCGCCACCACGAACCCTGGATGGGCTCTCCGTTTAAAACTCAGAGCAGTCATTGATTCCTCCCAGAGCGGCACCTTTGTATTCAACGAGTCTGGTGGGCCGCGCTCTCCCGATTCTCCTCTGCCTCTCGCTCGATCGTCCTCGGACAGACTCATCCTCTCCCGCTAGCGCTGTTCGAACGACGCCGCTTTGCCATCGAGGCAGCGCCCTCGATCTCATCGACCGTAGGCGTACGGAGCGGGGCGAGCAGGCCCTCCGCCACCGACCGTGCCGCGGCGATGGTTGACTTGGCGCCCGATGCTTTGGACGAGGCGGCATGGTCTGCCACCGCCAGCGTGAGCTGAGCGAGCGCCTCTTGCGTTCCCTGCATCGCACGGATGGCGCGATAGGCATCGTCACGCTGGGCCGTCAACTCCTCGACTTGGCGCGCCAGCCCGGTCACGTCGCCACCGTCGACCGAGAAGGTGGCGCTCAGTCGCTGGTTGATTTCCGCGTTGAACGTCCTCCCCGCCGCTTCCGCGGCTCGGTGAATCTGAGCGTGCAGGTCAGGTGGGACACGCAGCGCCGTCCGGATGAAGTCGTCTTGGGTAGCCATAGACCGAGTATACCGGCTTCAAAATGAAGTTGACTTCATCATGAAGCCGACTTACATTCGCTACATCGGCTTCATGGTGAAGCCGACCCGCTGCCCACGGGAGTTGTTTCTCCGAAGGCCCTGGTCTTCCACTGTTACCAGCAATGGCTGAGCGGGCAGGCTCAGGCGGTGGGAGACCAGGGCCTTCACCTTCCTGCCCAGGAGATAGCAATGAACGCAGCCATTGAGACCATCGACGCGCCCAGCCGCTCGACGCTTACGGACACGAACCACGAAGACCCGGCCCAGGAGTTTGGTGATGCAGCGGACGAGGCCGCCTCACTGAGCCGCACGCTGCATACGTTGGTGGGCTTGGCCGAGGATGAGACTGACTACCACACGGTGAAGGCCCTCTTGGAAGCGATCGGGTGCTGTCTCCTCCGCCTTGACTGCACGGTCGAAAGCATGAGCAGCGCGTTCTATAGCGCGCGCGCCTGAACAACCCCTCAGAGATCGACATGACCTACGACGAAGCCATCGAAGTGACGGTCAGCAGGGCCCAAGCAAAACGAGAGATTTCGCTGCACGATTGCGACGGATGGGATGCGTTCGTCGCGGACGTGGGCGACAAGCCCTACTACACCGGCGCCGAGGTCCTCGACTGGCTGGGTTACTAAGGAGATCACCATGAGCATCGCAGTCGCCAAGAGAATCGAGCAGAGCACTGACGTTCTGTCGAGACTTGTTGAGAGCTTGCCGATGGCGGCGCCTCGCCACGTCTCGTACGAATGCGAGCAGATACGAGAAGCTCGCGTCCTCTTCGACCTGCTTCTTCACGCCTACACCGGGGCCGATGAGCGAGTGGACCCCGTCTGGGCTCAGGAAGTCATTGACGTCGCCTACACGCGAGTCGCCCGAGCAAGCGAGGAGCCAAAGGGCAATGAGATCGATACCCAGATTCATCGCGTCCGAGGACTGTTCGAGATCTCTTATTCACGCTTACGCGACATCGCACAGAAGCCGTGGGACCACGAGCTGATGCGAAGCTGGCTTCAAGTCATGAAGTTTGAGCTCGACACCGCGGCGGATGACTTTGAGTAGCCCGCTCTGACCAGTCACACACTTCAGGAGCTCTCAATGGATCAAGCACTCAAGACCCGGCCTTCGACTTCGTCCGTAGGCGCGGAGCACACCTCGAAGCGGACCCATGAGTCGCGCTCATCGCCGTCGGAGATCAAGGGCAGCGATGCCAACCTCAAGAAGGACGTCTCGCACATGATCTGCGAGGTGATGACGATGAACGCGTCGCTGTCGGCTCTCCTCCAAGTCCTGACCGATGATGTCTGCGTGGACACCTTTGCCATCCACGAAGCGATGGGCGCATGTCTGCAGCGCATGGAGCGCGCGATCGAAACGGTCGACGACCGCACCACCAACGCCGGCTGGGGAGCGCCGTAGCGCTTCAGCAAGGCGTTCCACCTTTTCCGGGCGAGCGGCGCTGAGGGCTTTCCATCCAACCTCCCTCCTCCATTGCTCAGCGCCCAGCCGAAAGGCTCGCCCTTCTTTACATCCGCGAGGACAACATGGCCACTCAACCTAGCCACCCCTACCCCGACGCGAAGGCGATCAGCGACAAGCTCGGTGTGAAGCCCGATGTCGTGGCCCACATGGCCCGTCATCTGGTCGCAATCAAGAAGTCGATCGACGAGGCGCGGACGTCCTCTGAGGCAGCACGCGCTGTCATGACGGTGATGTTGAACGACCCGGCGAAGGCCAGTGGTGACCTGCTCGAGGCGACTTGGGCGTGCCTAAACCGGCTTGACGCCGCCTTGAAGCTGGCCGACTCCGCGGCCTGGGCGGCCGAGCAAGGCCCCGTCCGGGGCTTCGAATGACTGGAAAAGTCGCGGTGCACCGCTGCACCGCGACCTGTCAGCGTTCGCGAGCCTCCGCCGCGATGCGCGCACGGGCGATCGTCTCTGCCAAGTCGCGGGATGGGAACTCGCCAGGCAGCCGCGTTCTGATAGTGCCGCCCAATCCTTCCGCCGCAGGCGGCGTGAGCACGATGACCGCCGCCCACATCCCCGAAGCCGTCAGCTCCGCATCGACCGATGCTGCCCATTCGTCTTCGTTCATGTGCCCTTCCTTGCTCCGGCGACCATACCGTGTAGAGAGATCCAATGGATGATCATCGGAAGACAAGCGCCAGGCGCCAACTCGTGACCACCCCGCCGATCTTCGTTGACCGCGAGACCGCGGCCGAGGCTCTCGGGATCGGCCTGTCGACGTTCATGCGAGAAGTACGAGCCGGGCGGATTCCACCGGCCCGCTCCATCACCCCTGGTCGTGTCGGATGGCTTTGGACCGAGCTTCAAGACTTTGCCGCACGCACGCCTGTCGCGGACAACTTGCCGCCGCCCAATGCGGGCAAGGGTTCAAGAGCCACCCTCACCGGGCCCGACGCATCAAGGCCTGAGCAAGAGGGCCACGGCCATCGTGCCGTGCTGCACCAGCAGCGGCCCGGACAGATGAGCAAGAGTGCGAAGAAATGAGCCAGTGGATCGACTCTCAGAAGGCGGCCGAGTTGCTCGGGGTGACTCGGGAGCACTTCACGGACCGGCTTAGCAAGCGCCCCGACTTCCCGGCCCCGGTGATCAACTTCAGCCAGCGTTCGAGGAAGTGGATGCTCTCAGATGTCCTTCTCTGGGCGAGAGGTCCACAGGCAAAACCGCGCCGTGGTCGCTCGGCGCTCAGCGCCCCGGCTGAACGAGCGGACTAGCCCCAAGCTGGTCGATGGCGCTCGCGAACTTAAAAGGAGGGACTACGTCGAGGCAAGCTGAAGGCGCGTGAGTTCGGTCTGGAAAGCTTGGCCAGCCGAATAGGCGCGCCGAACGTCTTCGGAATCGTGCCCCTGAGGCTTGTACGACTTACTGCCGAAGTGCCAGGTGATTGCTTGGCGAAAGGTGATCAGGTAGGACTGGCTCAATGGTTGAGTCTTCAAGGCACCTGCGAACGCGTTGACGTCCTGGATTGCCTGTGCCAGCGTGCGGAGGTCGTGCAAGATCAACCGCTGCAGTTCTTCCCGCCGCTCAGTCGTGCATGGCGCAGTCAAAAACTCAACAGCACGATTGAGGCATTCCGAAACTCGGGTGCGAGCAGCCCCACATTGCTCACCAACAGCCTTGCGCTTGCTTGCGTCCTTCTCGCTGATGCGCTTTGCGAACGCTCCGAGCCCAGTGCGGACCACCTCCCAGACCACCGCTCCGCCTGCTGCTCCCGCCAACGCGGAGAGCTCATCGAAATCCCAATTCACGCGCTTAGAACTTCACTCGGGGACGGCTCTTGCGATCCTGCCTCTTGTCCTCGTCCTGAACGTAGCCCATGATCTCTTCAATGAACGAAGGGTCTTCATCAGAGACGAACTTGATGCGCTTTGTGAACTCTGCGGCGCTGAAGCCGTGATCACGAAGCAGCCCGCCGAAGGCTTCATCCAGAAAGGACGATCCGTAGCCTTCCGTCCCGTCCAGCACTATCTCCACGCACTCGGCTTCAGAAAGTGCTGGCAGCAGCACCTTCTCACGAAAAACCTGACCGCTCGTTGGCCCATCACTTTCGTAGCGACCAGCTGGCGCCTTCGAAAAGGTCTGCGCAATGTTAATCGTCATGTTGGGCTTCATCGTTCACGTCCGGCGCGAGCGCCACTAGAGCTTTATCTAGAGGCAAGATCCATTCGATCAAGGTGCCTTCCACCGAGCCTACGTGGTTCCGGGGCTTCGTGCCCCGCGCAGTGTAATTGACCATGCCTTGTCGACTGTAGATGTTCATCTCACCACCCCCTACGATGTCGATGATCTGTGTCAGGTCCAACAAGCCCTTGCCGCGGTTGTCGAGTTGCGTACGCGACCGCCCAAGCACCATGGCAGCCTCGATCATCTGACCATCGTCCACGCGGAATCCTGGCAAAACCGAGACCACCTGTCGAACGATCTCGATAGGGTACTTCCGGGGAAGGGTCTTGGGAATGCCAACGCCAGCGTCTGCGAAGACCAGCGTGAACAGGTTCTTCTGCACGTTCAAACTGGCAAGAAGCCACCACCTTCCATGAAGGTGCATCGCGGCCCGAGGGTTGATGAAGGACTTCGTGGTGTAAGCGTGATGCCAAACGTTAAGCATGGCCTCCGTGGCCGCCCGAAAGATCTTGGTTCGCACCCGCGCTGGCATCTGGAAGTCATCCCGAAGAATTTCTTCGCGCACCTCGGCGATCCTGGAACTTTCCAGTCGTTGATCGGACTTGAACTTTATGTAGCGCATAGCTGCGCTCGGACGACTCACGCGTTCGCGCGTCTGAACGCGCAGAAGCTTGAAGAAGCCACTTTCCGCTAGCAGACGCTCAATATGCGCGGATGCCGGATAGGTCCCGGTGATGCAATGGTCGCCGTGTTCAAGCCGCAGCTTGTGTATTTGGGCCAGCAGGTACATCAGCGCGCTGGTCCGGATGCGCATCGTGTCTTCAAACACGAGTGTGACCCGATTACCTCTGCGTACGGCGCGGTGCACCCGATCCACGAACTCGCAGGTCGCCTCGTAACGCTCCTGTAGATCAAGTTGCTCCGGAACTTCGAGGTGCACCATTGGGGCCTTCGGCGAAGTGGCCATACGGGCCCGCCGTGGCGCCGGTATGGCCCCCCCGCTCTGGCTTCGGTTCCTCGCTTGTCGCTTGCTCTTTTCTTCCAAGCGACGATGCCACCGTTGGAGTTCCAACCGGTGCAACGCGCGTCTCTCTGCAACGGCACTCTTCCGTCTCAAACGCATCTTTTTGTCCCATCCCTCGCTTCGATTCTAGAGCGAGGGATGGTGGCGCCCCAGACGCGCAGCTATTTGCTGAGGCGTTTCACGGTAGTACGTGCTCAGCAACAAGTTGATGTTCTTATGACCGCTGATCCTGGCTAGCGTCATCACGTCGACCTTCCGAGCGAGCAGGGTCAGCGCCTCACCTCGGCTGTCATGGAACGTCATCTTAGAGATATGCATCTGTTTGCACGCCTTCCGGAACAGGGCGTCGCGGCTGCTGTTTGTGAGGGTAAACAGCTCTCGCCGCCCCGTCCGCCTTGCGTGGTCCACAAGGACTCGGAGTAACTCCGCGGCACGGGGGAAGACCGGCACATGGCGAAGCTGGCCGGTGTAGCGCATCGTCTTGTGCTTACCTAGCGTCACGACCCTGCGCTCAAGGTCGATGTCGTCTACCGTAAGCCCCAAGACCTCGCCGGCGCGCAGTGCAGTGCGCAAGGCGATGAGCCAAGCGTAGGCCAATTGCTCCTGCATGCCCTCTGGCGGTTGTCCATGGGCGTAGCCAAGGCGCCGCACCAGCAATCGCACCTCGCGCCAACCAATTCGCCGCGTGCGTGGCGGACCGTCAGCTGGCTTCCGCAAGAAGGACCATGGCGACTCCGGCGGACACCACTTCCACTCCTTGGCCGCGATCGTCCAGACGTGGCTCAAAGAGTTGATCTCGCGGCGCACGGTCGCTTCCTTCACTTCCTTGAGACGCACGTCGCGCCAGCGCGCCAGGTCCTCGGTCGTCACGTCGACGAAGGCCTTGGCCACCAGCTGCGGATGGTCTCGCTTAAGCGCGGCGAATCGGCGTTGCTCGAACACGAAACTGCCCTTGTGGACGGAGACCTCTGCCTCGTATCGCTCCAGTGCCTGCTGCAGCGTCTTGCGTGGCCACTGCCCGCGCTTGCCGGCGAGCAGATCCGCCTCAATCGACGTCGCCCATGCCGACGCCTCCGCCTTGGTCGCGAAGCCACCCAGGGTGATCCGCTCGCCGTTGCGCTCCACCTCTGCGCGCCAGCGGCCGCTGGGTAGCTTTCTGAAGTACGCCATCTCTCCTCCTCACCCGCGTGGCCCCTGCCGCCTAGTGCGGGATTGCGTGCGGGATCTGTGCGGGAACGGCGCGAAGGATAGCGCAGTTGTAGGCTGGACTCGGACGGGCTGCTTTACGCGCCCAACTGCCATCTCTCCCTCTGAGAGACCGCATTTTGCAGGACTCGGAAGGACTCTGCGGAGAACGATCGTGGTGCCTGGAACGGGACTCGA